ATTTGATGTGTTAGTTAGAAACTTCTTCGATACAGATGCAAACCCTGTTGTTATTGAAAAATTCACTAACTGTAATATGGACCCGTTATCAAACAACTTCGTTGCGAAAAAAATTGGTTCTAGTGATGGTGAATACGCATTAATTTCAAGATACATTATGGTTGAAATGGCTGATGAGTCTCCTATAGATGCAATCCCTTGTGGATTCTACGGATACACTCAAAGAGAGTATGAATCAGTATTGAACCCATCACCTTATATTGTATACAAAACAAAATACTACTTCCCTGGTGAAGTAATTTATAACCCACCATTCGGAGCTTCGGCAAACGCAACAGAGTCGGCTGGTGATATTGTAAGAAGAACTTATTTAGGATTTTCAAATCAATTTGGAATTGATGAGGCGTTTTTACAATATAAAGGAACACAAAACCCTGTTAATTGGGTGTCTTCAGCGGTACCTGTTGAAGGACAAGCTTGGAACTACTTAAGTAAAGGTTTCCATATGGACTCAGGTGCTACTGTGGTTACAATCTCTAACTCTTTCTTAACAAGTGGAGAAACAGCGTTTGAGTGTGGAGTTGCTGATTTCACAAGAGACCCAGAAACTCAAGAAAACCCTTACTATTTTATTTACTCAAGAAAATACACAGTATGTTTCGCGGGTGGATTTGACGGTTGGGATATCTATAGAGAATTTAGAACAAACCAAGATAGATTCCAATTAGGTTCTTCAGGTTATTTAGCGGGAGCTTCAGCTTCAACAAGATATCCGACAGCAACAGGAGACGGTTTATTCAAGAGAATTGTTGTTCAAAACAATACACAAGATTTTGCTAACACTGACTACTACGCTTACTTACTTGGTATCTTAACTTTTGCTAATCCTGAATCTACTAACATCAACGTATTTGCTACATCAAGTATCGATTATGTTAATAACTCAAACTTAGTTGAAGAGGCTATCGACATGATACAGTTCTCAAGAGCGGATTCGGTTTACATCGCAACAACTCCTGACTACCAAATGTTTACTCCTGACGCAACTAATCCTTTAGATATTATCTACCCACAAGAGGCGGTTGATAACTTAGATAACACAGGAATTGATTCTAACTACACTGCGACTTACTACCCTTGGATTTTAACAAGAGATACTGTAAACAATACACAAATCTACTTACCACCAACAGGTGAAGTTTGTAGAAACTTAGCGTTAACAGATAACATCGCATTCCCTTGGTTCGCATCAGCGGGTTACACAAGAGGTCTTGTAAACTCAATCAAAGCGAGAGTTAAGTTGACTCAAGAAGATAGAGATACACTTTATCAAGGTAGAATTAACCCAATCGCAACTTTCTCAGATGTGGGAACAGTTATATGGGGTAACAAAACGTTACAAGTTGCTGATACAGCTCTTAACAGATTGAACGTAAGAAGATTATTACTTCAAGCTCGTAAGTTGATTTCAGCGGTAGCGGTAAGATTGTTGTTCGAACAAAACGACCAAATCGTTAGACAACAATTCTTGGATAGTGTTAACCCTATCTTAGATTCAATCAGAAGAGACAGAGGTTTATACGATTTCCGTGTAACAGTTTCTTCAACACCTGAAGATTTAGATAGAAACACATTAACAGGTAAGATATACTTAAAACCAACGAAGGCGTTAGAATTCATCGACATCGAATTCTTCATCACTCCAACAGGAGCTTCCTTCGAAAATATCTAATAATTAACAGGGGGGATTAGTTCCCCCCTTTTGCCAAATGAGAAAAGAATTTACAGAAGGATTTAAAGGTGAAGGAACACCAGATTTAAAATATTATGCATTCGATTGGGATGATAATATTGTTCATATGCCGACAAAAATTATTGTTAAGGATGAGAACGGTGAAGAGGTTGGGATGTCCACAGATGATTTTGCTGAACATAGACATCAGATTGGTAAAGAACCTTTTGATTATAAAGGGACTTCAATTGTTGGATATGCTGAAAATCCATTCAGAAATTTTAGAACTGAAGGGGATAAAGATTTCTTAATCGACGCAATGAGAGCAAAAGAAGGACCTGCATTTGATGACTTTAGAGAGGCAATTAACAATGGTTCGATTTTTTCCATAATCACTGCGAGGGGTCACAACCCAAACACATTAAAAGAAGCGGTATACAACTATATTATAAAAGGGTTCAACGGAATAGACAAAGAACAGTTGATTAAAAATCTGAAAAAATATAGGTCGTTTGTTGGTGAAGAAGAAATGAGTGACGAAGAACTAATTAAATCATATTTAGAACTTAATAAGTACCACCCCGTTTCTTTCGGGGACGATAAAGGGGCAAGTAATCCCGAAGAGGCCAAGGTCCGTGCAATGGAGGATTTTGTGAGTTATATTAAAGGGATGGCTGCAGTACTAAATAAAAGAGCATACTTAAAGAATGATATAGGTAATAAATTCATACCAGCAAAACCATCAATAGGTTTTAGTGACGATGACCCTAAAAACATAGAAGTAATGCAAAGACACTTTAAAAATAAACCAGATAATATTGTAAAAACTTATTCTACTGCTGGAGGCACTAAAAAGGAAGTAAAATAAGAATACCGTTTTTAAAAAAATAAGTAAATAGAAATATTTTTGAAACGGATATATTTATCGTTATAAACATAGAAACAAAATTTAAATAATATGGCTGATTTACTGATGAAAATGCCGATTCCTTACGAACCGAAACGTCAAAACCGTTTCATCCTAAGGTTTCCATCAAGTTTAGGTATTAATGAGTGGTTCGTAGAATCTACGGCAAGACCACACATAACAATTACCCCAACAGAAATACCATTCTTGAACACTTCAACATTCGTTGCAGGTAGATTCAACTGGCAAACAATTAACGTAACGTTCAGAGACCCAATTGGACCTTCTGCTGCACAAGCTCTTATGGAGTGGGTGCGTTTACACGCTGAATCAGTGACAGGTCGTATGGGATATGCTGCAGGTTATAAAAAAGATGTGGACCTTGAGATGTTGGACCCAACAGGTGTTGTTGTTGAGAAGTGGATTATGTATGGTACATTCTTAACAGATGTTAACTTTAACCAATTAGCATACAACCAAGACGCGTTGGCTACAATTGCGGCGACTTTAAGAATGGATAGATGTGTGTTAGTGTACTAATACTATTTATAAAAAATTAATTACAATTATATTTAACCGTAAAGCACATAAACTTTACGGTTAATTTTTTATATGGATAATCAAGCAAGAGAACACGGTCAAGCAAACTTTTCGTTACCACACGATGTTGTACCATTACCTACTCAAGGTGTGTTCTACAAAAACAAAAAGAAATCTATTAAGGTAGGTTATCTTACAGCAAATGACGAGAATATATTAATGGCTGGTGGTACAGACATGACACAAACATTATTAAGAGCTAAAATCTACGAACCTGATATTCGTATCGAAGATTTGATGGAAGGTGATATCGAAGCGATATTAATTTTCCTTAGAAACACAGCGTTCGGTCCAGAAATGGAATTGAATTTAGTAGACCCCGTAACGAAAAAACCTTTCAAAGGAACGGTAAGAATGGATGAGTTGGAAATTAATAAAGGACAACAACCTTCAGATGATGGTACGTTTGTAACAACTTTACCAAAATCCCAAACAACCGTGAAATTGAAACCAATGACCTACGGAGAAATTATGGAAATCCAAAGGTTGTCTGATTCTTATCCACAAGGTAGAACAGTTCCAAAGGTTACTTGGAGATTAAATAAACAAATCATCGAAATTAATGGGGTTACTGATAAGGCTGAAATAGCAAAGTTCATTGAACAAATGCCAATTGCAGATTCTAAATTTATCAGACAATTTATGGATGATAACGAACCTAGATTAGATTTGAGTAGAACAATATTAGCCCCGTCAGGAGAAAAGCTTACTGTAAATGTTGGCTTCGGGGTTGACTTTTTTCGCCCTTTCTTCTGAGTATAGGAAAGGACAAATAGATGAATTCTACTATTTGAATAAATTATTGAACATTTCTTATCAAGATTTTTTAATAATGCCGTTGTTCGTAAGAAAGTATCTTTTAGATAAATGGATTGAAGATAATAAAAAGGACTGAAAAATCAGTCCTTTTGTATTTATATAATATATAGTAAATAAAATATGGCGGACGGACAAAAATCAAGTACGGAACAATTAGGTGAAGACATTGGTAAACAACTGAAAGTTGACGCCAAAGACCTATTGGCATCATCCGATGCATTGGCTGAGTATTCCAAACAGGTCAACAACTTTTTTACTCAAGGTAGACAACGTATCACCGAACTATCAACAGCAATTGCAGATGCAGTTCCTGACGTTAGAAGATTAGGTGGTGACATTGGTGACGTGGCCGACATCATGAGTAGGGTTGCTTCCGAGTCCAGAAGAAATGTTATTGCCAATACTGAAGATGTTGAAAAGTTATATGCTGCACAAAAAGTTCTTGGTTTAGGTGCTGATACTCTTACCAAAGCGTTTTTAGATGTCGGAGCAGGAATTGAGACGATAGGTGAAACATTAGAAGAATCCGTTCAGTACATACAAAGTATAGGTGGAAACGCTAAAGATGTTATGGGTAGTGTAACCCAAAACATGGAACAAATGAACCGATACCAATTCGAGGGAGGAGTATTAGGTTTGACAAAAATGGCAGCCCAAGCGTCGATGTTAAGATTTGACATGAGTCAAACTTTCCAATTGGCTGACAGGGTTTTAAGCCCCGAGAAAGCAATTGAGACCGCTGCCGCATTTCAAAGATTGGGGGTAGCATCAGGAGCGTTGGCTGACCCGTTTGCATTAATGAATGCGTCAATCAATGACCCAGGAGCTTTACAAGATAGCTTAGTCGATGTGGCCAAACAGTTTACGTATTTCGACGAAAAAACTAAGACATTCAAAATAAACCCTCAAGGTGTTCTAACTCTTAGGGAAATGGAAGAACAAACAGGTGTTTCAGCTAAAGAAATGTCTAAACTCGGATTAGCGGCCGCAGAGGCTGATATGAGAATTTCTGCCATAGGTTCTGCTGGTCTTAATATTAAAGAAGACGACAAACAATATCTTGCGAATATTGCAAAGATGGGTGAGGGTGGAGAGTATGAGGTTAAATTAAGAGATGAGTCTGGTATAGAACAAACCAGAAAGTTAAGTGAGATTACTCAAGATGAATTTGACAAGTTAATCAAAGAACAAAGAGAAGGTCCAAAAACTATGGAAGACCTTGCGAGGGCTCAAATGAATACCTCTGATATTATTAAGAGTGATGTTGCAGCTATCAGAGCAAAAATTGTGGGAGGTGCTGTAAGTGCTGGTCAGGTTTTAGAAACTAGAGAAGGAATACGTAGAGGTGCAACAACACTAAGTGGTGGT